CATCCGGCATAGCAAACTCCAAATCTCTCAAACATTCGCCTAAGATACGACTACGTCTATCTAATATCATCTGTTTTCCTGATCCTACAACAGTTCCGTCAACAACAAGTTGCGAGTTCACTGTCCCAAATTTGGGATGAATGTAGTTTTTTCCAGCGGAAAGATCCAGACCAAAATTTTGGACCTCTTCTTTCCACTTGGAATAAGTTTCAGGTTGAGTTCTCATAAGGATATCATCTCCATTTATCAAATATTTGGAGGGATCTACCCCTGAGAATTCAGCAGTACAATCATTTAGAAGACAAAGCAAAGGAAAAGACAAAAGAGAACCCATCAACTGTCCTGACTTCTGAAGAACCGGGTCTAACCCAGTATCCTTCGGATAGACAAGTAGATGAGGGGAAATCTCTTTCATGGCCCAACGTTTAGTTGGTTCATGATCAATCGATTCCAAGATTCCTTCCAAGAGAGCTTTCGAGCCCTCTATGGAAAAAGAATCAGTTGCGGCAGAGTAGTCGCCCGAAATCCAAACATCTCCGGGAACAGAAGAATCAAAGATGCGAGAAATCGCACCTTCTAATCTATTTGTTCCGTGAGTAAGACAAAATTGAGGGAAATCACCTAAAGCTAACCACATGGCTCGCTGAAGGGGTTTCAAACAAAAAGTGTCTCCCTTTCCAGCTGTAATCACACGAACCTTTAAAGGTTCTGGAATGGGCTCAACCCTTACGGGTAAAGGTCCTTCCGGTGGAAAAGCGGGAAAGTTTAAACACTTCGTCGTTCCAGATCCACTCTTGAATTCAAACGATTCGGTAAAACCGAATTGTTCAATTTCTTTGAGTAAAGGGTCTAGAACAGATGTGTCTTGACACTTGTCTACTACAGTTTGGATCCAATTTTGGCGGAAATTTTCATGATAATCCTTCCGTCTCTTATAAAGAGATCGAAGGGACCCAAAGTCAGTGTATGGTTCCCATTTCTCTTGGGTTCCATCTGCATCGAAATCAAATTTTTGTTGAAAAAACTTCTCAGCATTCAGTTTCCGAGAAACCGGGTTAACCCGATTCCTTCGATCATTGTTTGCGAAAAGGAGATTTTCAGTCCGTATCCAACTAGGAGGTTCCTTCAGACAATAAGTCTGACGGTCCTCCACGTGTAACGGAACATGAAAACGTCTCCAAAAAGAGGCATCATCAATAATTGGATTCGTCGCAGCGTAGATACTTTTTAGAGGTAATCCGAAACCCAAATTGGATGTACAGATTATAATAGGAGAACAGAATTTCTGTCCCTTTTCCTCTAAAGAAGCCATTGGTACGACATATGGACAACATGACACAAGAGTTTGAAACTCTTTTATGTCGTGTCCATCTGTGGCTTGACCCAAATCATCAAAGATGGTAATAGGTTGACCACAGTAGCCGTCCCAATGGTCTACATGACACGTCCTTTGGTATGTAAGTTTTTGTCTTTCAACACCAGGGAAAAGAGAAGAGAGTTCACTAACAATTTTATTGATCTGTGTACTTTTTCCCATCCCTGGTTGTCCAAATAACCCAATCACTAACGGTTCCATTCTATCATCAGGATCTTCTTTTGAAGATAGATCCTGAAGACGATTATGGAAAACAAGGTCACCTTTTACTCCTCCGCTTGCGCGGGGGAAAGCAAAAGATGCCTTGTTGGTCGGAAAGAAACCACAATTTGCTTTATAATATTTAGCAACGTGTTTTCCAAACTTCCGGCCCTTATCCCTCAAAAGGGAGAGTGTTTCTTGAGTTAAACCTCAATAAGGTGAACTCAATTGGGTACGATGTTTTTGAAGTGTATCGAGGATAAAATCCTCGAGTACTTCTTGACAAAGAGATTTAGATTGAAGACAAGAAAAGCA